GCAATTGCTTGTTTTCTAGATTTTACAACAGGTCCTTTTTTACTACCGGAATGTAATGCTCCAGTTTTAAATTCATGCATTACTTTTTCAACTTTTCCACCTTTTGCCATTTTTTCAGAAGTTTCCATTGTAGCATATTGTTTTGGTGACATTTTTCCAGATGCTATTTTTTTAGCAATATTAGAAGTATTTTTTTCTCCTGTTTTTTCTCCTTCAGATTTTTCGCCTTTGACAAATTGTTTAGGTGAAATTTTTTTAGAAGCAACTGCTTTAGCTTCTCCTAATTCTTCACCATAAGTTTCTCCTCCTTTAAATAAAGAACCACCTTTAGCCATTCCAACTCTAGCTAATCCAAATCCTCTTTTAGCAATACCTAGTCCAGCCATTATTTTTTACCTTTTTTAATCATGCCACCTTTTTTCTTAATAGCACCTCTACCTTTTAGAATGTCTTTAAACGTTACTTTTCCATCTCCTGTTAAATCTGGAAAACTACCATCTTTAAGAGCAACTCCAGTTCCTCTTGTAGCTATTCCACCACCACGTAGAGCAACTCCAGTTCCTCTTGTAGCTATTCCTCCACCTTTAAATTCTGGTCTTGGTCTTATTTTAAAATCGTTTCTCATGTTTACTCCTTGTTAGTATTTATTGTTTTGTTTGCCATCGTTCGTGCGATAGATTCACCGGATCGTCCTACTACATATCCACCAAGTCCAATTTGTAACAATGTCCAAACATCACCTGGAAGTTCAAATGTAATAACCGTTCCTATCATTAATTTTATAACAGGTCCAAGAATATAATTCCAGACTAATATAAAAATTAACACATACATTAAAAGAGGTCTCCAACTTGCTGTAAACCAGCCTGCTTTAGCTTCTGCTTCAACAATGGATGCTGCCGCTTTTAATTCTTCTGTACTAGATTGTAGTAATTGTTGATTAAGTTGAGCTTTTAATTTCTCTTGAAGATCTTTGTCAGGAACTGCTTTTTCAATAGTGCTAAATAGAATTTTAGCTAATGGAGCAATTGCACCTAACATTGGAAACATTGCTTAATACCACTTTGCTTTACGTCTTTTTTCTGGAAGTACTTTTTCTTGACCTTGAACATAGACTTCTTGAGTCTCTTGTGCATTAGTCATTTCAACATCAATTGGTTGAGAATAGCCATCACTATTTAAAAATTGTGAATGATCTACAAATTGACCTTTATGTTTACCCATGAAATCTTTTTTAGAAACACTTGATAGTTTAGTATTTTTTGCCATGTTATATTCCTTAAGTTATTATTGTTTTATATACCAATTTTTAAAATACTACAATATCGTTTAATTAGTTGATATTTTAGTATTCTGCATGCCTTGTTTAGCAAGATCTACGCCTATTTTTAACTTTGTCAAATCATCTGTTTGAGCTATCTTTTCGTCGGATACTTGTCTATTAGACATAACTTTTAATTTTTCTAGATTTAATCTATCTTCAGCTTCTTTTTTCTTACGTTCATTTTCAAGAGCTTTCAAATCTATTTCTCTAGATTTAAGCTGTACTAATGGATCATTATTCATACCATTATTAATTTTATTTTCTTCTTCCATATAATCTTTAGTCATTTCAGCTATTAAAGTAGCTTTTCTAGATTCAATTTTTTCCATTAAAACTTTAATTTGCAATTGAAGTTGTTGAGCCATTTGTGGATTTGCTTGTGCTTGTTGTTGTAACATTGGTAATTGTTTTAATTCAGCAGAAAATTCTAATTGCATATGTTCTTGAGCCATTAACGAAATATGTTCAAGAATATTTTTTTGAACAGTTGCCATTGCCATAGGATTATTTTTAATCATATTTAAAGCCATGAAATTTAAATGTGCTTCAATGTGTGCTTTATGATCTTGTCCTGTAAAGGCTTGAAACTGTCCGCCTGACATTGAAGTAATATGTTCAATAGAAGGATCCATAGGCGCGGGCGCTTGTGGAGGAGGTAATATTAAATCAATATTCTTAACTCCAATGGCTTCATACATTGTTCTGTAAACTTGATATAAGTTATGCATCTGCGGATTAGACATCGCAAGTTGCATTTCAGTTTGTGCTAAATTAATTCTTTGTGTTTGTGAAAATATATTTGGATCAGCAACTGGAAGAACATCTACCTTATCATCAAAGTCAGTTTGTTTAATCTGTCTTGTTCCACCTACTACATCGTATGGATAAACTGGAGGTAAATAAGTTGAGAATACTTTTGCTAATAATTCAAATTCATTTTTAAGTCCTGCATATAATCGTTTATGAATAGCGGACATCACTCGCGATCCACGCTCCAATAATGCCATTGTCGTACCCACAGCCGCTTGTTGATTACCATCGCCCACTTGCATATCAGCGATAGACGCGAATCGTTGACCTGCTTGAACAACGATGCCCATCAGTTGTAACAGAGTCGCGGATGGTTCTTTAAATGGAAGAGGCATAAACGCATCGCGGAGATTTCCTCCCGGAGCATCGACATCTCTAAACTCACCTGGTTGAATAGGTTGTGCATCATCTCTAACTCTAATACCTCTTTGTTTAAATCCTGATGGTAAATTAGATAAAGTTCCTGCATCTAATAATTGTCTTAACGCTTGTGTTGCAGTACGAGATAATCCACCAATCATATGAATTAAACCAAATCCATAAAACCCAAGTCCTGGTAAAAATTTAAAATGTACAAAGTAATTAATTTTATTTTTTAATTTATCATCTACTTTATAATTTCTTCTTATAGATAAAACTTCACAAGAACTTTCTTCAATTGTTACAACGTAAGGAAGTTTAATTCCTGTGGGCTCACCATTTTGATCTTTATCTTCAAAACCTTCTATATCTATATTAACGTGGCATTCTAGTAATGTATAAACATCTCCTTGTCTATTAACTCTAATACCTTGTAGTTCACGTTGTTTTTTATCAACATCGTTTTCTTTTAAAGGGGGTTCAGCTAATTCAACATCTTTATAAAATCCTGATACTTGTTGTTTCTTTAAATCATTTTCTGATATTTTAATTACATGAATAATAGCATCAGCATCTTCTAATGAAGTTGCTGTGTAAGGAACAATTAAATCATCTGCTGGAATAAATTTAGAAACAGCTCTTCCTAATAGTGCATCATAATAAACTTTTTTAAATGTAGATCCTGCAAGAGGTAAATAGAATAACATCTGATCAAATTCAGGTTCGTATTCTTTCATAACACTCATAATCTGATAGTTCATGAAATCTCTAACTCTTTCAGATTGTTCTTCTTTTTGACGATCTATAACACCAACGATTTGAGTTCTAACAGGTCCATCTGCTGGTAATAATTCTTTGTAAGCTTGTGATTGAAATTGTGTTACTGATTCTGCAAGTACTGGATGAGTTACACCCGATGCATTTCTAAATGGTTCCGTTCTTGTCTTATAAGTAAATCCTAAAAGATCTAAACCTTTAATATAAGTTTGTTCCCAATCTTGTCTTGATGATCTGTAATCTTCATACTGTTCTTGTAAGTCAGATCCAATCTCATCTAAAATACTGTCATCTAAATATTCTGCTAAATTTGCGTAATGATCTTGTCCACCTTCTTGTACTGTTGCTGCAGGATCAAAAGATACTTCTGCTCCACCATCTTCTGTTGGAGTTATTTCTGCACCTTGAGTTACTTCTTGTGGTTCTTGAATTATTTGATCAACGCCCTGGCTTGGAACTTGCATGCCATCCATTAATGTGTTGGGCAACGCCTTATCTATATCAGCCATGATTAATTATACCTTCTTTTAAATAATGATTCAACACCTTGTGGATCAGGACCACTATCAGGTGGAATGGTTCTTGTCAAATCTGTATTAACTTTTCCTCCATTAGCAAATCCTTGTTTTGCTAAAATACTATCAACATCAGAAGAACTAAACCCAGCTAATTTTAAAGCTCTTATTATTCTATCTCTTGGAGATAAAGACTGTATTTGATCTATTGATAAATCAGAAGGTAGATTTGAAGTTGTGTTTTGTGTTGGTGTAATAGGCGCGTCCATATAATAAAAATCTTGAGGCATAACTAATCCAATAGGAATTCCATTTTGATATTCTGGTTTTAAAACTTTGCTTGGAGGTGCAACTGGAACTAATGGGCTTATTGGATTGTCAGGTGAAAATCCTTTCCAATTTGCAATTGTATTATTTTTTGGTCCATAATAAACTAGGTTTGAAATTTCATTAGTTACTCCTATAGGTAATAATGAATCTGGTATTGGAGGAGAATTAGGATCAACTGGTGTAACTTTTCCAGCTAAACCTGCCATAGGAGTTCCATCAGCATAACCAGCTCGTCCACCATCCGCGAAACTACTAGAAAGATTAAGCATCAAATTTCTATTCATAGGATCACTAGATCTACTTAAATTTATATTACCATAAGGACCTTCATATCCTGCTGATAATTGTTTAGCTCCCATCGTTGGTGCATTATTAAATCCTAAAGTATATCTATTTTGTTCTGGACCATAGTAAGCATTTGCTGAATAAGTTTTTGGTGCATTAGTAAATGGATTCATATTTGCAGAAATATTTCCACCAAAGTTAGTATCTGTATAACCTAATTGAGGATTCATATTACCCATAGTAGAATTAACATAATTTTTAAGATCACGAATACCTCCAGAAATAGGAGGTTGTCCTTCTTGATAAACTGGTGTTGTATTATTCATTCCAAATGAAAATCCTGTTGGAACTGTTTGTATGTTTTCTCCAAAAAGTTGTTCTGCTTGATCTTCTTCTACTGGAGGAAGTCCACTACCGCTTGAATAATTAATTCTTCCACCATTTGCTAACTCTTGTTGAAAAGAATTTCCACCACGAGTAGGCATAGATTCATACACATCATAACCTGGTTTTATATTTTGATATATAGGAATTGTTTTATCGCCCGTTTGTGGTTCACCCATTTCGTTAGTTGGTTCTTCCTGTGACGCAACTCTT